CTGAAAAGCAGCTTGATCTTTTCTTATCTCTGGTTCAATCACTTCTATATCAATGTGAACTAATTTAAAAGACACATTCCAGTACATTACTTGCTTTGGTCTGCCATCTATTAAAAATAACAGTGCTTTATTACGCCGGATTAAATCAGGAGCAATTAGGATTAAGAATAATAATAGTGCGGCAACTTTTGTTTTCATAAGTTTAAATGGAGCAAGGGAAATTAATTAGTTTGTAGGAAACTAAGGCAATATAATTGCTCCGATAATGTTGTTGAGGCAAGGTAGAATAATTGATTCAATAGAACCAAGAATCATTAATTGCCTCGTATTATATTGTGTGGGACAAGAACCAATAATTATATTATTTAATATAAGATTCATTAATTGCCCCGATTATATTGTTGAGGTGAGGTATCATAATTAATTCGTTTAAATTAAGAAAAGATAATCACCTCGTATTATGTTATAGGGATGAGGACTTGTAATTATAGAAATATCTATAAGATAAAATAATCATCCCATTGTTTTAAGTTGTAATAATCTAATCAAACAGCTTAGTTTGAGAATAATTAAACAACTTGCGATTATCTCCTAGTAATTCATACTTACCCTTACCATTTTTAATAGCTAAGGTACAAAAGAAAGTGTGTAATTCTTGTAGGCATTTTTTAAACTTGCGTCTTAATTCTAAGAATTTAGCATCTTCCTTAGAGTTAAAATGACCTCTCTTGATTCTTACATCTTTCATGTCTCCCTTAATATCCATCTTGAAAGTTCTTAGAAAATTTATTTCTGGGTCATTAGGAGTATAAACTCTCTTCTCGGTTGTTCCTGTAGACCTAGTAACATATCCCTTAAAAGCATGGAACCACAGATTAGAACGAGCAACTCCACCCTTTCTATGATTAGGCGATGAACATAATACATACCTATCAATAAAATTCCAACCGGGAATCTTATTATCATATCTAGTCATAACATTACCATCAAAATCATATACCGTACAACCTATTGTATAGATAGTAGTCATGCCTTTTTTAAGAGATGTTTTTGTGACAGTACCCTTTTTACTTCTCTCAAGTCTTACAACTTCTCTTGATTCTGGAGATAAAGAATCATATAGTAATTCTTTGTTATCCATAATTAGTTGCATTAGATAGGTATTCTTTTCAACATCATTATCACTACCCCTTGAACTATTAAGATGATCATTAATAGATATTTTAAAATCTTCACCACTTAATCTTCTTTTGCTTTTTTCAAAACTTGTTGGAGGCTTTTGTAGACCGGCACGAAGTTTATCATTGGTATTATAAAAGTAGGCAATAGCTTTGCAATCATCTTCATCTGTTAGCTTATCTTTACTATCACCAGCAATTACTCCTGCTAAACGTGCTACCTGTCTTACTCTTGGAGCAAGGTCTTGGGGGCAAAATCTTAGAGTACAATTATTAGCTTCTACATTCTGATAGAATAATTTTAATTGATCTTCTTTTAATACTTGAGCCTTAGATTTTCTGGTTCTAGGTACAGCTAGATGTGCTGCTTCTGTTACGATGAAGCTACCTTCGGGTAGAGAGAGAGGAAAGTCTGATAATTTATCATGTGTAATAACTTCTGAACGATCTTCATTTACATAATAAACATTAGCAGTATTTCTACCACAGTCTATAACGTGAGTAATTTTTTGCATATTATTTAATCCTTTATGTTGTGGGACAAGAGATCCTAATTAGTTTGCAGGAAACTAAAACAAATTAATTGTCCCGATAACATCTTATAACTTTTATTTTTCTGCCGGTCAAGTTAAGAAGAGATAAACACTAAATAATTTAGTATGATCTGATAATTAACTTATTTCCGGCAAGTGGAGGCGAGGGGAATCGAACCCCTGTCCAGTATAAATTCCACATAAACTTCTACATCGTTATTCTGTTGTTATTAATACTACAGACAAAACTATCAGTCTTTCCTGCGTCAAAGTGATTACACTTATCGTTCCGATTAATTTAGGTGGAACATCCCTATCCGATTATCGGAGTCAGCCTAATTGGGTAAGAAGGTTTAGGCAACCCCCCTCACTAAGCAGCGAGTGCTAATACAGAAGTATCGGCAATTAAAATGTGATCTATTTTTAAACTGGCCTTTAGATCAACCAGTCGATGCAATCTATACTTCTATTTATCTGTCGAAACCTTTACGCCCCCTTTATATTATTCTACTGTAACGCTTTTAGCTAAATTTCTTGGACGGTCTACATCTCTGCCTAATAATTCGGCAGTTCTTAATGATAGTAATTGAGATACAATATTTAATAATATGGGACTAGCCTCACGACTACATTTTGGTATCACTATTTGTTCTATATTATCAATATCCATACGTTTATCTGTTATCAATAATACCTTACCATCTCTTGCTGTTATTTCTCTAATGTTACTCTCTATCTTTTCAAATTGTTCATTATGATTAGCAAATGCAATAGTAGGTACTTTGTCACTAATTAACGCGATAGGCCCGTGTTTCATTTCAGCAGCAGAATATCCTTCTGCGTGAATATATGATACCTCTTTCATTTTTAATGCACCCTCAAGTGCTGTAGGATAATTATAACCTCTACCTAAAAACAAACAACTTTCTTTATCTGTTATCCATTCACATGCTTTCCATATTCGATCTGTAATATATTCGTCGTCTAATATTTGGTATATCTTATCAGGTATAGATTCTAATTCTTCAATATGTTCTCTAACATCAGCACCTTTATTCTGTGCAATAAACAATCCTAACAAATACATAGCACCAACTTGATTTGTATATGCTTTTGTGCTTGCTACTCCTACTTCTAATCCTGCCCTAGTATAAATACCAGACCATGTTTTATCTGCTATTGTTGATCCAACTACATTACATATTCCTATGGTATTACTGTAGCCATTTTCGTGGACATATTTTAATGCTTGTAATGTGTCAGCAGTTTCACCAGATTGAGATGTAAATAAGAATAATTCTTTTAATCCATTGTCTACTGAACAGTGAGAATCATAATCATATTCTCTTTCTAAAACAGGATTTCTATATCTAAATTCTGCTGCTTGTTCTACATATACTCTAGTTCTACTAAATTGTTCTACATATAATTGTCCTATTCTGGAAGCATTTAAACTACTGCCACAAGCGAGCATAGTAATTAGATTTATTTTATTCCATCTATGATGTATAGATTCTTCTTCTAATCCTCCTAGAAATACTTTGTCATTTTTAATTCTACCTCTTAACAATCTGTTGAATGTTGTAGGTTGTTCATGTATTTCTTTTGACATATATGATGTAAAGAAGTCTTTATCTGGTATCTCTTCTACATGATCACTTTTTAATACTCTTGATACTCTATGATGTCTTTTCATGTCATTACATATTTTTACAATCTTATTGTCTGAGCCTATACCCAGAGTATAACCATGTAGACATATATCTTTATCTTGAATGTAATTACTAGATACAATTATGCCGGTGGGGTTTCCTTCATCTAATTCATTAACATGAATATTAAGTGAAGAACCTTTTTCAACCATATAAAATTCTGATGGTTCTTGTGTATCTAAAATGACGCAAGCATTTGCTCCACGAATTTCTTGGAATGTTGATTCTATTGCGTCTAATAAAGGTAGTTCTTTACATTTACTTGCAACAATATTAATTATAACTTCAGTATCGGTATCGCTTTTGAGTTCATCAGAAAAATTATATTGTTTTTTTAAATCTCCAAGATTTTCTACTATTCCATTTTGAACTATAGCGTATCTACCAGATATATCAAAATGTGGATGAGCATTATTATCTGTAGCTTTACCATGTGTTGCCCACCTAGTATGCCCCATAAATGCTACAACTTCTACATCATCTTCTCTACAAGTTAGTAAAAGTTTATTAACATTACCGGCAGATTTATATGTGCCTACCTTACCCATCTTGGTAACATAAACAAATCCGGTACTATCATATCCTCGATATTCTAGTTCCTTCAAACACTGTATACTTTGATACAGTTTACCAAAATTTGTTGCCAGTATTCCACACATAATATTATTCCTCAAAAATAATAACGCTGGGTAACACGAAGTTAAATCTAATGTTACCGCAGCATTATCATTATAAAATTATCGCCGCTTTCGCCGCTTTGTCGTAGTCAAACCATAACGGGTTTCACCATATCGTCCTGTTGACTTTGTTACAGTCAATCCTCGCTTACGAACCAGCGGCTTGATGTCGCTGATCGTTGCACGAAGATTACCAACCTCAAACATACTAGCGGCACTATCTTGACTTAGTGTTCGTCCCCTAGATAAATAGTTGATAACCTTATCCTGCTTTGTCATAATCTACCTCTTATAAAGTGGCCCTTGTAAATTTAGGATATAGATTCTGCCACAAAAAATATATCCTTACGTTATCTTCTATAGTCTCTGAATAACTCTAATCTTACGCCGACATTTATTTTACCATCCATCGGCCTATTGTCAAGGTCTATCGTCTTATTACAGGTCAATGAACATCGACTTGTTGTAACACAACCAGAACAAAATATTAAAAGCATAAGTAAGTATTTCATATTATTCAGCAAACCAAAATATAAATTTATTCTTTTCTTCATCCCAAGCAGATTCAATAACCCCTTGAGATGCTAGTCTTGATATTAAAGTACCGTGAATACTATCACAAACTCTAAAGTAAATCTCATCCATACAATCCATATCTACAATAAATTCGTTATTATCATTAATAGATACAATATTGTCTCGAATAATACCAATCACTTGTTTAATTGTGATATAATCGTTCTTATTTAATCGCTCGCCCTTCTTGGGTCTTGCTATTTCTTTTGAATCAATTAATTGTTGGATAATGGTTGTTCGTAATTCTTTAGCAAAGGTTGTAACATCTTTGATAAGAAATGCAGACATTTCATGTGGATTTTCTTCTTCGCTCATACCTTAACCTTTTTTTCTAGTAGTATCATTCTATGGGCAGTTTGAAATATTCGAGTGCTTTTTGATCTTTGGTTTTTACCCATCCAGAGATGAACAAACCCATCTTTTTTATTGTAAGCAATAACCCCTTTGTCGTCTACTGCATGAACCGTGTAAATTCCATGATGACCCATAGGAATATATTCTTTATCCTCTGTTAAATAATATGGGCCTCCAGTAACTTTAACCGTTTGTCCTTTACTTAGTTCTTTCCAATCAAACTCTTTAATAAACTTTGTAGTTTTACTACGTTTAGTTTTAAGAGCAAAGTCAAATGGAGTATTACATTTTGGACAGATATATGCTCTAGGCCCAGTTACATATCCACATTTACTACAAGTTTTACTTCCTTTAGGCATTATATTCCCTCTCTTAATATAAAGTAATATGCCATTGAGTGTTTACATGAACCGCTTCAAATTTAGCACCTTGAGATTGTAAGTGAGTCACTATTCTAGTTAGTGTTTCAATATCTTCATACTTTAAACAAATCATTCTTCATCCTCTCCGTATAATTCTTTCCAACATTTATCACAAGTGTTTGATATTAACAGTTCTCTGTCTGCTGCTGACAGGTATGGCAAGGCATCTTGAATATACTTTGCCCCTGTCATCCAGCTTATAATATCTTGTTTTTCTGCTATGATAGTATGATCTTCTCCACAAGTATAGCATCTAACATGATAGGGAATAGTATTTGAGTATACCATAGTTATCGTCCTTGTCAAACACAAACTTTAGATTTTCTTTTGTATAAATAACTACCGTGAGGATCACATACCTGTAGCAGTTCATTAAAATCATCCCATAAATTATATCTCTTATCTTTAACTGGAGCATTCCAATTTGCTGCTTTGTAAATATCAAGAGTATTGTTATCGACAAATGCGTGGACACTATCGCTACCACGATTTGTCACAATAATCTTAGTATACTTCTTATTAATCTTAAACCAATAGTATGCGGTTTTTTGTTCTTTAGAATGAGGCCCATGATACCTAGCAAAAGCCTTTTGCTCTAATACTTCGCACCACTCTTCGATCAAATTGATATACTTTTCTTCCATAATTTTTCTCCTGTGTTACTACCAGTATACCATAGTTATCGGCATTGTCAAGCAGAATCTTTAGATTTTATTTTAACAGACTGTGAACATAGATAACTAAAACAACCATTAATACTGTTAAAATAATTGGTGCAACCCAATAATGAAGAAGTATGTTAGACTGTATATGAATAGACCAATAATCACTGATCGCATTGTCAATTTCTCTTCTTGAATATCCTTCATTAGTTAAAACCCAGTATAATTGTTTTTCTGTTAATTGATCTTCTTCATCCCAATATCTTCGTGCCATTGTTAAAAGACGTTCATCTTCATCTATATTACGGTACATTTCCTTTCATCTTTTCTACCGCCTCTAATAATCTTTACTTATCTTTTTTATCTAAATCAGCCTTGTGTTGTTTATGTTTCCATATAATATCATAAAATTCTTGTTCTATACTTTTAAGTGGATACCTCTTAACTTGTTCATCATCTTCACTGTGCGGTAATCCTGTGGACATAGAATATTTTGTTGGTTCTTTTTTATTCATCTATTTGCCCTTTTTATTTTGATGCTAATAAATATAAACCAATATTAGAAAAAGCATATCCAAAATAAGCAATACCCATACCGGGATTACCTTTCCATAACTGTTCAATACTTACATATAAGTATATTAAACCAGTTAATACAATTAACCATCCACTCATACTAATACACCTTCTTGATAATGTGCTATAGCTTTATCTTTCATTTTTAATTCCATATCAACATCAAAATCAATACCATAATTATTGAAAGGTTTTTCCGCATAATCTGCATGTTTTCTAGGATTAGGATGATCTGGAATACTTTCACTATAATGAAACAAAGGTTTATATCCATTCCATGTTAATCTACAAAATCTAATAGCCTCTTCTTCAGTCCACCCGTCAGGATGGCAGGCATGATGTAGATAGTCAAATGTAATAGGTATTTTAGTTTTAGGGTAAAAATCGTTTACTAATTGTTTAACACTCCAACAATTAAGTTTGTCGTCATTTTCTACTACAATTCTATCTCTACACATTGGATCGAGTAGCATAAAATTGTCATAGAATCTATCAACTACTTCTGCGTTAGTACCCTCTCTGTTATTGATATGGATATTCATAGGAGAATTATAGTCTGGTGGACAACCTATACGATCCAGAAAACTGCTATAAAAATTAAGTTCTGTAATAGTTTTATCAACCGCATTTTGATTAGTAGATGCTAATACATTAAACTCACTTGGATGACAACTAATTCTGACATTTGATTCCTGTACTGTTTTATACAGCATATCAAAAGCACCTTCTATTGCTTCATAGTTGGGTAATTCTTCCCAATCTATATTTGCCTTATCATAAGTCATCAAAGGGAAAAGATCACTACTAATTCTGTAGCAATAGTTACGTTCTGCACAATATTTAATTGTAGCGTCTGTAACTACTAAATTATTTAATATTCTGTCACCTAGTATAGACAGTGCTTCTTCACGGGGTAAAGAACTGAATCTCTTATAGGTCATAGTTTGAAATTTAAGTGGAGTGTCTGACTCTCTTAAATCTAACGATATACAGCATAGTCCAAATTGCATAATAGCCTCCTACTCTAGTATAACACATACACAGAGATTGTCAAGAAAAAAGTGACGACCCTGTTAAAAGTCGCCACTTATAAAAAAGGGGTTAGGTTTACCTAAATTTAATACCGTCCTGTAAACTATTGAGTCTACTATAATTAGTCCTACCCTTTCAGGCTTGTTATAATAGTTATCCTATAAATTGAGTCCATCTTGAAATTCTTGTGGATTAAACAAAGTCCTTTGATCCTGTGATTGTCTTAGTTCTCTTCTTAATCTAAATGCCCTATCTGTTTCATTACTATTTAAATCCCCTTCATTGATATATTCTCTTAATTCGTCATCAGTCATAGGAACCATAGCTTCTTCTTCATAATAATATTCCCAAGGTTTCCATCTTATTCTAGTATGATCTATGGCAATTTGTTTCCTTCCTTTTTTATCTGTATAACTATATTTAACCCAATACCATTCTTCTGCCATCATCGCTTCTTCTATAACTTTAAAATCTGTTGGATAGTTATTAAAAGAAAATATTTTAAATTGACCCATCTTGTATAAAGACTCTAACACTCCTTCATCTTCAAAATCAACAGGGAAAAATGTATTGTAAAATGAATTACCCACAATGGGTGCTTTCCATCCTATGTATTCTATATTTAATAAGAAGCCTATAGATAATCCTACAAACAGTAAAAAGAACTGATAGAATATTGTCCTACAAACTGTTTTAGTTATAGTCATAGTTTATTCCACAATGACATTTAACAAATCATCAACACTATTTTCGGGATAATTTAATACAAACCTAAAGTTAATATTTCTAGTCATAATAGCACTACCAGAAACATTTGTGCCAATACTTTTACTATCTGAAACTTTTACATTACTATAATTACCAGTAGCAAATGCACTCGCTAATGTTGTAGCTAAACCAAACGCTAAATTCGCTACTCCGCTACCAGTTCCTACCCCAGTTGGAATAAAACTTGTAATACTTCCACTAGGAATATTCAATATACCTGTTCCAACAGTTGCCCCAGTAAATATTTCTGTTAATGAATCTGTTGTAAATGCCATGAGTATTTTGCCTTGTTGGTTAAGATCATATACTAAGTATACACCTACATTTGATTTAGTTTTGATTTAGTTTTCATTTGTGGGAATTATGCCCGCAATTATATTTTGATTAGTATAGATAGTGGGTTTTATACCATAATTATGAATTAGATAAATATAAAGACACTAGCAGTATAGATACCACTGTAGGGATTATAGCAATAGCACAGAGGTTAGATGTTATAATAGTTGACAATTCGTAAACCCTTATAAAATATAGACTTAGTTAAAATTACCATATGGAAGAATACTAATAAAACCAATAGGGACAATAGAAACAATAGTAGGAATAATATAGGGTATTCAATATGCTTTATATCTATTTGCACCTCGCCCACCCGCAATAAGTAGAAATTAAAGTTTTTTCGGCAAAAAACAAGTAAATTTATGCAGAAAAGAATGAAAATAGGTTATTTTTTAATACCTGATGATTTATAACTAATAAGACTAAGACTACTAGAATGTGGAGTATTATTTCTAATCTCCCATGTATTCCATAGAAACAAGTGACCGGGAACTATAGTGTCTATAGTATAAGAACATGAATTATAATTATTGGTATTATTCATCAACCGGAAAATCTATAGGGGTATCTTCATGTATAATATTAATATCATCTGCCTTACATTCAAACTCTTCACCATTTGGTAAAGATACTAATACGCCTCTATCAAAATCTAGTGCATCTTTAGCATCTTGTTCTGTTTCAAATTCAGCTAAAATATAATTATATGCTTTCCAGTAATATGGCATTTGATAATCCTTTTAAATTTGGTGGTGATACAGTATAGTAGTAAACTAAAAGATATAGTCAACCACATATTCTAAATTTTAACAAAAATATTCTTATTGACAAATGGTAGATTCCCGTTATTAATTATGCAGTAGTTGGGTATTAATATATACTATCTTCCATATCTCTTCTGTATAATCTATATAAATCTAATAGACTACTAAAACTAGCTGACTACGAACAATTCGGAACGATCAGATTAGTTTAGATGAAACAAATATAATAATTATCTGATTATAAAAATCCCCTGACTACTAAAATTGACTGACTACGAACCATCCGTAACGATCGGTATATATTAGGTGGGACAATATTAATATATATAGATATAAAAAAAGCCCCCGACATTTCTGCCGGGAGCTACGGAGGGAACAACACTATGATTCTGTAGTATCTCTGATAAACATAGAGTCACCAGATACACGAACTGAATATTTACCTATTTTTCTTTCATAATTTTCTTCACCTGTAAGCCAACTACTCAGACAATGAACCTTTACCCAATCTCTAGGTGGCAAGGTATGACTATCATTATCATCTGACATGGCTAAAATAATACCATCTTTATCTACTACTTTCCACCCATAAAAATCCTCATCAATCCAATCTGCCATATTTTCAAATAACCCTATAACTTTTACAGTAGGGCATCTAGCAAATTGTGGGAAAGTATATGTAGCTAATACGTGTTGAATTTTATCGTCCATAGTATTCTCCAATTAGACCACTATTCTTTACTTCCTGCATAACCCGATTACTATAAAGGGTAACAGACAGTATCGACTTTGTGGTGAGGTTGTTCTTCCGTTACTACCATTCTACTATATATTATCGACTTGTCAACCCCTTCGACTTGAACATTTTTAGCTGACTGTAAACATTCGTAAACGATCCGATTATATTAGGTGAGACATTTATCATAATCACTATTATAATTTAGGCCCGGGCCTGAAAGTGCAAGAAAAAAGCCAGTCCCGCAGTCTTGGATATCCCCATTGACGCTGCGGAACTGACTTCTAAATCAAGGTTAGCTTTCGTCAAAAATCCATACCATGATTATAAATAAGATAATGATTGGCACAGTGTTGACTCCTTCCAATCGGGGCAGAGGCTGTTGTACAGCATACCCCAGACAGGGAGGGAATCAGTTGACGGAAACAAGAGGGCGAATTGCATTTCCGAAAAGATGCTTGCGAGCCATGATACCGCGACCAGTATAATACTGTCGAACATCACCTGAAGGGTCTTCAGTTACCAGCAAGTTACCGCTGCGAACAAATGCTCCTTTTTGAAGCTCGTCCCTACGATAGTTACTGCAAGCATTAAGATGCCTCTTAGTACTGTCAGAAACATGATACTTTTCGATAACCTTCTCGAACGAACGAGGAGCATCATCGTGATGAGGCTGCAAATATCGGAAACTGATTACGTCACCGACCTTTGCCTTTTCCATAGTCGTAGGCAAGCCAAAGTAGCAAATACCCGCAACAACCAACGCAACACCGCAAACAATAGCAATAGTCATATTAAATCTCCTTTGTAAATAATTATAGTAAAATTCCCTCAAATGTCAAGGCCAGAGGGCGGATTATTCCGCCGTGACCTTGTTGTTATGAGCATCACCTGCTTGTTTTGCAGTTACGCCCGTAACTCTTGCACGCCACACTTTGTAGCCTTGCTCGCTGAACTTTTTGATACCATCTGACTTGACAGTAGAAGTATTTTGAGTGTGCTGCTGATCTAAATGATTTTGCAGACCTTCAATAACTTTTTCAGAATCAAGATTTTCACCGACCATATCAACCTTAAAAGTGTACTTATTCATAACATTCTCCAAAGTAAAAAGTGTAAACTAAACTCAATCGCACCAGACACTATAAGTCCAATCATCATATTCCAAGTCGTCGTAATCATCGTCTAGGTAATCGTAAGAATATGGATTCTCGTTGATTGCCTCGTTGAAAGACTCTTCTATGTAATCAGCAATATCATCTGGGTCAGTCATTCTTACCTCCGTTTCTTAGCAACAACCGTTGTTGCTTGTCTCTTAAGTATACTATTATTATCGTCATTGTCAAGTGTTTTCTTTAGCGATAATCATAAAAAAAGTATTTTTATTTTTGTGCTGTTTGGCATAAGATTGGGGCCTAACGGTCTTTTATGCGACCGCCTCCTGTTTGAGAATTTTAAGAGCATTGGCCGCCTTGCTACCTTTTGGCTGTACGCCGTGAATCAGTAGAGCAAAGTCTTGATTAGCTCGTGCAGGATCAGCGGCGTGAACATCATCATGATCGACTTCTAGACCGAGATCGTCTGCTTCTTGTTGGCTGAACACAACCTTAGCAGAGCGTAAACCATGCTTCTCGATTAGTTCGTCAGTGTAGCCTCCGCGACTAGCCGTGAGAACCAGATTGTTTGGTACGTTGTCACGGTTGGCGATCCAATACTTGAGAGACTTTGTATAGGCATAGAACAGAACATCTGGACGACGACAGGCTACCAGCATCCACGCTCTGAAATACTTTTCGTTGAAGAAATCACCAGACACATGAATACGCACGACTCTGGCATCTTTGGGTAATGCGATACATAATGCGTCGGCTATTTCGAAAGATGTTTTCAGACTATGTATAGCATCGTGATTAGCCTTACGTCTTTTGTACGTGTTGGTGAATAAGACTTCTTGACTAGCAGAAAAACAACGGAATTTCGTGTGTGGCCCGTCTTTTATCTTACGACTACCGTCTGCCTGTACGTCCGCCCGACTATGACATTCGTGAGCGAAAGGACAGTCTACCCCCGATAACAAATCGAAGGAATACACTTTGGGAGTAGACCGTCCTATCTTAGCACTCAACCAACGAGAGAGAACAGATTTTGCATACTTGTATAGTTTTTTGAGCTTGTTGTTGGCTACTGAAAATTTCATATCGTTGGCTCCTTCGTGGGTGTTTGTTATACTCTGAGTATATCATATATATCGGCGTTGTCAACTGGTTTTCTTTAAAAAAATCGGTTTTTTGGCTGACTTTATCATAAATATCGTGTCCGGCTAGGTTAGCCGGAACATTTAGGCCCGGGCCTATATGCTAGTACGGCAAAGGGGAGTATCAGCTACCGCAGAGTCACGATCCAGTGTTGGGCTCACGCTTCACCGGCGATCTCGCTTGATACTTCTCCTTGCCCCTTTACCGTATGCGGCCATAGTAGCCGGGACTTGCACCCGGTAGGTCGTCTTTTGAACTAATAGCCACAGACTTGGCTAATCATCCAACGGTCTGTAACGCCTAGGCATCTATGCCCTCTATGTATTGTACTGGTGTCTATACGATGTTGGCCCAATCTTCCCCGGCCTAGCCGGAAGGTATAGAACTCCCCCGTTCCCAGTGGAGTACGCTTCGCAAAGCGTCACCAGTTGTTTGTATTGTAGGACTTAGGTGAAACCCGTTCTAGGGCAACACTTTCCCGTATAGCTATCAGGCTGCCTAGGTGCTATACGCCATATCCGTCTTAATGTATTGTACTATGTGATCTCCATATTTTCAAGTTCGTTCTCAACCCAACTTTTCGCAATTTCTCTGGTGTTGACTTCGCTTATTGCTGCTCCTAGTAAATCACCAGCCAAACCTTCTTTACCTTCTCTGATCTCGTCGAGATAGTCTTTTAGTCTGTCGTCAAACCGATACCAACAATGAAACTTTTCAAATTTATACTGCGGAACTTCTCCCGATGTATCTGTAGCAATAAACAGCTCGATACATTCCCTTGCAACTTCTCGCCAGTATTCGTGTTCTGCTTGGTCGTTATCCATCCACAAGTTGACCAACCAAGTTTCATAGTTGTACCAGCCGTTGTATTCTTTATTCGTCATTAGTATTCCTCCTAAGTGTTATATCGACATTCTACCATATAAACTTTAGCTGTCAATAGAAAAAAAAAGATTTTTTTAGGCCCGGGCCCGAGACAGGGTATTAAAACCCTGCATCGAAACCCGCTTGAGCAGCAGCACCCTCATTTAGATGCAGTAACATCGTAAGGATAATTCCAGCTATAAGGGCTATTCCTAACAGCTTCATTGTGTCTTTTTGTTTGGTCGTCAATTTCATTCTCCCCTTCAAATAGAACAGTGTGAATACTCCACATCAATACTATACCGATAGTGTAACCGATTACAACGCTCTGAAAATCTAGGTTTATAATATTCATCTTTCCTCCATTCTGAAAGTCTCAACTTCACAACCTATCTGCTGCTCCACAATCCCTGTGACTGCTGCCAGTTGTTCGCTTCGTTCCAGTGAACAGGTCTTATCGACTTTAGGAACACAAACAAATACTTCTGGTCTCTCTTCACCCTCCCAGTCTACTACATCGTAACAATGGAAGTATTGACTATTAGGGTTCCTGTTTTCTTCGTGTACATTCCAACTATGCTGTTTCATAAAAATTCCTCACGTAAAGTATGTTTGCTGAAATCCTCATTCCGTCCGTGTCGTTAGTCTCCCAACAACTCACATAGTACAGTTGTACCAAACGTGTCGATAGCTTGTCAAGTATATCGTACAAACTTTTTTCCCTGTACTCATTCATCGTCTTTATATCTCCGTAGTAATTCTTTGGCTCCTGACTTGACAATATTTTCCCAAGCTTCTACATCCTCTCCTCTCAATTTTGCCTTGGGAATTTCATCTCCTGCCCAACGAACCCAGTCCTGTATATCTTCAGTTTCAAATTCATCAAAATAGTATGGCATGTTCATAGTTTACCCCCAATCTTCTGGATAGTCAACAACGTCCATATACATATCACCGATATAGTCGTCACCAGTGTACAAATCCTGATATTCTTCATACATGGTAGGCTGTCCGTCATCATCGGAATCATAGATGTCGTATTGATCATCTTCCATCATGCCGCGTAGCGTGTCGATACTTTCATTTGTAAACTCAACGGGATCAAGACCATCAACGTCATCAAAGTCTGAACGGTAAATGTTTTCTGAAGGTGTCATATTCATTCTCCAAGGGTTAAGTGTTATATCCAAAGTCTACCATATTATCGTCAGGTGTCAAGCACAATCTTTAATTTTTTTCAAGAATTGTATCCAAATAAATCTCACCCGGCGTAATAACGTATCCATACTCACAATTAGGGGTATACACGCCAAAATATACTTTTCCGTTGTCATACCCTTCAAAGCCAATCATCATCCCAAATATAGTGTAGATTGTCAACATTATTTTTCTCCGTGGGTTATTGTTTCCTATATAATACTTATCGACCCTTTACTATAAGAACTTTACCTTTTTTGGCTGACTTTATCATAAATATCATGTCCGGCTAGGTTAGCCGGAACATTTAGGCCCGGGCCTATTTTGGAATATAGGCTATACGCTCCCCTCTTTCGATTTGCTTTCGGTATATTTCAATTCGCTTGTCTTTTTCAGCCTGTACTCGTTTCGCTTCTGTTATCTTATCTCGTCGATCGCATTTACGTTCTATGTCTGCTAACGATACACAGTCTGAACGTTGATCTTGAAATTCTTCAGGCAACCAATGGTTAGGAACTGTAAAACATTCTTTAATAGCCTTGTCAAATTCAGCGAATAGTTCTGTAGCGGTTTTACTTTGCATTGTAAGCGTACTCCCCAGTGTTAAAATTTCTGATCTGCTGTAATAAATCTGCAACTTCAAAAAAGTCACGCCACCCAATAACATCAACACATCCAAGATACTCGTTAATTGGCTCATCGTATACAATCTCACTTGTGATATCTGGATCACATCCGAGAGGATACTTTAAAATCGCCACCTCAAAATAGCCTGCATGGCCACCATAAGTACCACTATGGCATGCGACACTAGCTCCAAGTCCGTTGCTGAAATAGTAGCGTTTAACATATCTTCCTTTCTTGTGTGCTTCTGCTTCAAACCGTGTTTCATTAAGCTTCAGTGGATTCTTTTTTGTTTTCTTCATGTGATTAGTCCTCAATATGTGAAACGTAAACTTTACATTGTAACTGCTTTTCTGCTCGCCTGACAGCATCCTGTTCTGACGTAGCTTTCATTTCTCCTAATACTCGACCCGTGTATAGATGATAGACAACATATACTCCGGTCATGTGTGTCCGTCTAAACTTAGGGTGTGACTTGCTTGCCCATACTCTCATAATTTTACTCCTAACAAATTGGTGTGTAATTCCAGAACACAGATACTACGATAACAAAACAGACTACAATAATCAATAACAGTTCTTGATCAGACTCGTGCATTAGGTATACCTCCAAGACCTTTGATGAATGGACTCTTTACGTTAAGACATCCGCTATTATTAACCATATCCGATGCCCGTCTACTTGTCAAGTGACGAATTTCGATATAGTCGGGGTGAATGAAAACTAATATTAGATCGTCAAAATTTTCAGGCTTGATGCCCTTGAAGTAGAATCGTTCCTGTCCTTTCTGCACCATAGCGGATTTGACCTCGATCCGACCTTGATCTGTGTCGATATCGAATGGATGCGATCCGCCGATGTGATGGATTCCGGTGTAGTCTAATCGCATGAGGATCTTGCAGACTGCAATTTCTGCGACCTCGCCGCGGTGCTTTGTTGTCATTTCAGACAATCGCCACGCGGTAAAATTTCGCTCTGGACTGAAATCGTCACGGATAGAATCTTTTGTGCATTCTGCGATCGCTGTATTGAAAACTGTGTCAAACATATCCAATTCTCCGGTGGTTAAGACAATAATGTGAGTCTAATATATATATCGACAGATTGCAAGCGGAAGTTTAACCCGCCCCATAAAAATCCAGACTCGCCTGAAAGTGGACTGCTTCGGAATCGTCATAATCGACACGATCCTCGATCACTTCGCAATGCTCGAGGCATGCTGGACAAATTTGTGAATCCGATTGAACGTATTCACCACAGCAATCGGTAACATAGTAGATTTCAAAATTCTTACTCATAATTAAAATTCCTTTAAGGGTTAAAAAGTTTTCTTTACTGGTAGAATATATCTGCAATTACTATGCCAAAACTTTAAAATTTTTTTATCCCTATTTTTATAGGGTTAAATACTTCTATCCCCCATAATAACCGTGTAGCATTTTGCAAAAATTGTAGCATTTTGCATTGCATTTTGCAACACTGCTATTTTAGTGTATCATTTTGAGATAAGCTACCACCCTGTAAGTGTACAAAATTACTGTACATATTGCTACCACCCCCAAGAGGGGTTTTTTTGTTTTCTGTGTACCCCCCATTGGGGTTAAAAATTTCGCTGGTGGTGCAAAAATAGTAGGGAGACTCTATATTAATTAACCACTTTCCCCTTTGGTCTTCCATTTGATTTCACAGATCCTATGGTTCTTCGTTGCTGTCGTACCATACTCCGCGTAATAGGTTGTCCGGTTTGTTCGGTTAAAATTCTAGCGATTTCTTTGTCACTTAGATTCCCACATTCGTTTCTTATGTATTCTTTTTCCGCTATTGTCCACTTTTTATATTTCATAGTATATATGCCTTTCTTGACAAAATGTGTATATACAATAATATATCATATAAACCACTTTCGGCAAGGTAACATTATGAATAAAAATATAAATTCAGTATTACACGTTGTAGCTAGCGAATCTTTGGATGTTTCAGAAGACCTTAAAGCATCCGAAAATAAAGATATAAAGGAATTACTAGATGCCCAAAATGCTGAAGAACGGAGTACAGGAAGCGGAATTCCTGAAGATACTAGACAAGATAACTAAAAAATTAAGCTATACTTTTAAATTCGGATATCACAGCGCAGAAGATATAAAACAACAAGCTGCAATATTCGCGTTAGAAGGACTAGAAAAATACGATAATAAACGTCCACTAGAAAACTTTCTTTGGACACACATACGCAATCGCCTGTTTAACTTTAAAAGAGACAAATATCAACGTCCCGACAAACCTTGCTTATCTTGTCCACACCATAGAGCTAATCAACAAAACTTTTGTGGCAAGTATTTTCACCAATCAGAGTGTAAAGAGTATTCTTCTTGGTGTAAACGAAACGACAGTAAAAAGAATATCATGAGACCAATGGTGGTAGATAATCTTAATGAACTATTTAAAAGTAATCAAGTTACAGACTTTTTACAAAATTCCGAAATATTAAATAAGATAGACAACAACCTTCCTGTAAAATACAGAGAGCATTACTTAAAAATGCTACATGGAGACAAAGTTGCTAAATCTGACCAAAGAACCGTAATAGAACAAATTTCCTTAATTTTACAAATCAATAATGACTAAAATCCCCAAAAAACGTGGACAGCTAGGTTTAGAAGAACAAGAGTATATCAGAGAAAACTTTGGTAAACTTACAGTAGAACAAATAGCTGAACATTTAAATCGTAACACTTCCCCTATTAAAAAATATATAGAACAAGCTGACATACAAGATACTGATACTAAAAAAGTAACAGACCAATTACGACATAAATTACACGCTAAAAACTTTTGGCCCGAAATTAAAAAACAATTCGATAGTGAGAGTGGAGAATTAAAATATTTCGAAGATGTATGGATCAATCTTGTTAAACAATTTCGTGAGGACGTACTTCCTGCAGAAGAATTACAAATAAAACAATTTATAACCATAGACATACTTATTAATCGCTCTATGAAAGAACGTAAACGTCATATTCACGATACTGAAAAACTTCAAGTAGAAGTAGATAGAGAATATAAATTACCAGAAGATGAACGAGATGCCGCAAAATTAACTAGCCTAGAAACACAATTATCATTTGCCCGCAATAGCATAGCAAACTATACAAACGAATATACAAAACTGTTAGGAGAACAACAAAAAATATCTAAAGACCTTAAAGCTACTCGTGAACAACGAATTAAAAGAATCGAAGATGGTAAAAGTAGTTGGGTAGGACTTATCCGAATGCTAGAAGATGAAGAACTACGAGAGAAACAAGGTCGTGAAATGGAAATACTTAAATTAGCTACTACCAAAGCACAAGACAATTTAAAAGCCCTTCATACATATGCAGATCAATCAGTAGATCAACCTTTTTTACTACCAGAATAAATATGATTAGAAACTTTAATGATCCACAATATAAAAAATGGCGTAAAGAAATATACAAAAGAGATAACCATAAGTGCCAATGGCCCGGTTGTAATTCCCACAAAAAATTAAATGCACATCATATTAGAAAATGGAGTGATTTTCCCCATTTACGTTATGATATAAATAATGGTATTACTCTCTGCTCAATACATCACAAATCAATTCAGAATATGGAAGAACTATATGAATCTAATTTCTATCAGATACTAAAAGCCAATGGAAAGTTACGATGACTTAAAAATTATTGTAGACACACGCGAACAACAACCGTGGTCGTTTGACTTTAACGAAATAGCCGTAGCTAAATTAGACACGGGCGATTATAGTGTTGCAGGTCTAGAAGAAGTATTATGTATAGAAAGAAAAAAGAGCGTAAGCGAAATTGCAAATAACATTGTGGAAAAGCGATATAAGGATTGGACAAAGCGTATGAGCAAATATAAGTATAAGTTTTTAATGCTGGAATTTGATCTTGATGATGTTTATAGATATCCTAGAATACCCGATGTTCCTAAAAAGTTGTGGGAAAAAATAAAAGTATCTCCGAAGTTTATAATCAAATGTTTGATAGAGTTACAAGTGTATTATAATATACAAGTGGTTTTTTGCGGCGATCATGAAAATGCGGAAAGATTAGCATTGTCAATTATGAAAAAGGTTTATCAAAATGAAAACAGAAACTAAATTTGATGATGCGTGGTTAGGACTAGGCAACTTAGAAAACTTGTCTATAGATAAAAACCCTATGATCGGTCGATCAAAACAAGAAATAGAAAAACCCGATCTTCATTTAATAAAGATATTTAGAGATCCGTCATATCTAGGTTCAACAGTTAAATTGTTGTTCGGAATCGAACTTCATCCTATTCAAGTAGCAATTCTTCAGGAATTTTGGGTTCGTCCTTTCCCTATGTTTATTGCAAGTCGTGGTTTTGGTAAGTCTTTTCTTATGGCATTGTATTGTATATTAAAATGCGTTTTTGTTCCGGGAACTAAGATTGTAGTTGTTGGTGCTGCTTTTCGTCAGTCAAAAATTATCTTTGAATATATGGAAACTATATGGAGAAGTAGTCCTATATTACGAAGTATTTTTAGTGGCAATGACGATGGCCCAAGACGAGATGTAGATAGATGTACTATGCGTCTAGGTGATAGTTGGACAGTTGCTATTCCTATGGGCGATGGTAGTAAGATTCGAGGTCTTAGGGCACACATTATTATTGCTGATGAATTTGCATCTATATCTCCAGATATTTATGAAACGGTTGTTGCTGGATTTGCTGCTGTTAGCGCAAGCCCTATCGAAAATGTAAAGGCAGAAGCACGAAAGCAAGCCATGAAAGATATGGGTGTTTGGAATGAAGAGTTAGAAAGTCTCACGAAAAAAATGGGAAATCAAGCAATTATTAGCGGAACAGCCGATTACAGTTTTAAACATTTTGCTAAGTATTGGGAAAGATATAGACGTATCATAGATAGCAAAGGGGATCCACAGAAATTAGCAGATATATTTGGAGAGGAACCATCTGAAAATTTTAATTGGAGAGACTACAGTGTTATTCGTATTCCTTATGAACTTATACCAAAAGGCTTTATGGATGACAAACAAGTTTCTAGAGCAAAGGCTACTATTCATACTGGTATCTATAATATGGAATATGCCGCTTGTTTCGTTAAAGACAGCGAAGGTTTCTTTAGGCGTAGTTTGGTAGAAAGCTGTGTTGTTGATGATAAAGGAAGTGTGGTTATTAATGACAAGCCAATTATATTTGATGCAGTAACCAAAGGCAACCCTAATTTGCAATATGTTTATGGCATCGATCCAGCCTCAGAGAAAGATAATTTTAGTATTGTGATACTAGAATTGCATCCAGATCATAGTAGAGTTGTTTGTGTTTGGACAACCAACAGAACTAATTTTAAAGAGAGACAAAAAACTGGATTGATTGATGAGCACGATTTTTATGGTTTTTGCGCAAGAAAAATTCGAAATCTTATGAAAATTTTTCCTTGTGCTAGAATAGGTCTAGATGCTCAAGGCGGTGGAGTTGCTATTGAAGAAGCGTTACACGATAAAAATAAATTAAAAGAAGGTGAACAATTAATATGGCCTTTTATTGACTATAATAAAAGTAAGGATACAGATTCTCAACCCGGACTACACATATTAGAATTAGTACAGTTTGCGAGAGCAGAATGGACAGCTCAAGCGAATCATGGATTAAGAAAAGATTTAGAAGATAAAGCATTATTATTTCCTAGATTTGATAATTTAACACTAGGTCTTACTATGGATCAAGAGGGTAAAGATATCCTGCAAGATGATTTGAATCCTATATATGATAATTTATCAGAGTGTGTGTTGGAAATAGAAGAACTAAAAAACGAGCTAACAACTATTGTTATGAGTCAAACTAGTACTGGAGCAGGAGCAAGGGACAGATGGGATACTCCAGAAGTTAAAATGCAAAATGGAAAAAAAGGAAGATTACGAAAAGATAGATATAGTTCGTTAATTATAGCAAATATGATGGCTAGACAATTCAGAAATCAATTACAATCTGTAGAATATGATGTCATAGGAGAAAATGCACGAAACGCAGTCAAGACCAAAGGAGATATGTACAAAGGACCACAATGGTTTACTAGCAGTGCAAATGACGATATTTACGAAGGAATTTACAGATAATGTGTATTAATTATACATAATACAACTACAATCCAACCACAATACTATTATGCCAAAAAAATACCCAAAGAGCGATGCTATAGAAAATTCCACCAAAGAACCCCAAGAAGCTTATGTATTTTGGGGAGATGATGCAGAAAGCAAAGCTAAGGCTTTAGAACATTCTGCTGGAGCATTAGAAGAGTACGATTTAGTACAAAAGTCTACAGCAGCACACAGATACAGATTAGATTATTCAAACTTAGATACCAACACAAGTGGTCGTCCCGGACTAACAAGAAGTGATTACGACTTCTTTAGGCCAGAAGAATCTGTACCGATAAAAATTAAAAACATCCTGCAAAAAGCAGAGGAGATTTATCAACGTGTCGGATTAGTAAAAAATGTTGTTGATCTTATGGGTGACTTCGGAGCACAAGGAATTAGAATTGTCCATAAGAATAAAAGAATACAAAGATTTTATGAGCGATGGTTTGAAAAATGTGGAGGCAAAGATCGTAGTGAAAGATTTTTAAATAATCTTTATAAGAGTGGTAATGTTGTTGTACACAAACAAACTGCTCGTATTAATACAACAGTAGAAAATAAAATGTTTCGTGGTATTGCTGCTGAAGATATTATTGTTAATGATCTGAGTCCAGAGGTAGAAGCCAAAGTTATTCCTTGGAGATATACTTTTATTGATCCTGTGTTTGTAGATGTGTCTAGTGGACCGCTAGCGTCATTTGTTGCAAATAAAAGATATGAATTAATTTTACCACCAAGTATAAGAAAGCTGGTAAATTCTCCACAGACTGATGCTGAAAAACAAATTGTTGCTGATTTACCTCCAGCGATTATAGAAGCAGCAAAAGAAAAACAAAAGTATCCATTAGATCCAAAAAAGACTTTGGTGTTTCATTACAAGAAAGATGATTGGCAAGCATGGGCGTATCCAATGATTTATTCTATTATGGATGATATCACAGTAATTGAAAAATTAAAACTTGCTGATATGGCAGCACTAGATGGTGCTATTTCTAATATTCGTATTTTTAAATTAGGTAGTCTTGAACACAAGATTGCACCAACTAAAGCAGCGACTTCTAAACTCGCTCAGATTTTAGGTAACAACGTTGGTGGTGGTACTATGGATTTGGTTTGGGGTCCAGATATTGAGATGATGGAATCAAGCACAAATGTACATCAATTTTTAGGAGAAGCTAAATATACTCCTCATTTAAATTCTGTATATGCTGGATTAGGAATTCCACCAACTCTAACAGGAACTTATGGTGCTGCTGGTACAACAAATAATTTTATTAGTCTAAAAACACTTACACAAAGACTTCAGTATGGTCGAGATGTTCTACAAAGATTTTGGGCCAAAGAAATTGAAGAAGTGCAAAAGGCTATGGGTTTCAGAGAACCTGCAAAAATAGAATTTGATAGAATGGATTTGAGTAATGAAGAAGCAGAAAAATCATTACTGATTCAACTTGCAGATAGAAATCTTGTATCTGATGAAATGTTAAGGAAACGATTTGGTTTTGATACAGAGATGGAGAAGTCAAGGTTAGCTAGGGAAAGTAAAGAACGAAAGAGTAAAAAAGTGTCACCTAAAGCTGGTCCTTATCATGACGCTAATTTTGATAATCAAGTTAAGAAACTTGTAATACAAAATGGTACAGCTACCCCAAGTGAAGTTGGTGTAGAATTGTCTACTAAAAAAGATGGGGAAAAAACAGCTATTGAATTAAAAGAAGCAGTATCTCCTAAATCAGATAAGCTACCCGGAAGATCTGGTGAAGGTAGACCTAAAAATGCTACAGATACAGAGCAAAGACAGGAAAAGAAATTTTCTCCACAAACAGGAGCAGCATTAACGATTTGGGCAAATCAAGCTCAAGAAACTATTGCTAGTATTGTGAATCCTATTTTCTTAGAGTTTAATCAAAAGAAAAATCTTAGAAGTTTATCTAATGAGCAATCTCAAGAATTAGAAAATATTAAAGCTAAAATACTTTTTAATACTACTCCTAACTCAACCATAACGCAAGAATTAGTGCATAATATTCTAAATAACTGCAATGATAATAAAACATTGTCTGTTATGGTTAATTATAATAAATGGAAAAATAATATACAGAATAATTTAAGTAGAGCATTATCACTCGAAGAACAAAAATACGCTAAGTCTTCATTTTATTCTATGGTGTATAATTTAAAATAATTCTCTAGAGGTACACTATGATTATTTATGACCAAGAAAAAGATGACGGAATTGATCCTAAAGTTTTAGCATCTAGATGTATTAGTTACGCTAGTCATGTTGAACCTTGCAATCAAGATTTCGTTATACAAAGCTTAAAAACAGATAAAACTATTGCTGGTATAAAAGACAGAGACTTATATTACGTTCAATCTATTCTGGTGACAAGCAACTGGAATAAAAATGATGATGTGTTTGATGGAGCAGAAATATGGAAAGCTAAGGATACTCCTGAAGATAAACCGACAAATCTTGAACATGACGAAAATGTTATTATAGGACACATTACATCAAATCAACCGATCACCGATGATGGTAAACTCATCGATCCAGAAACTAGTGAAAGCGATCTTCCAGAAAAATTCCATATCTTAACAGGTTCTGTAATATATTTAGGCTTTACACAAGATGATTTAAAAGAGAGAGCCACGAAATTAGTCGCAGAAATAGAAAATGGCACAAAGTATGTTAGTATGGAGTGCTTTTTTAATGATTTTGATTATGGACTGATAGATAAATCCACTGGTGATTATAAGATATTAGGTAGAGATAACGAAAGTGCTTATCTTACAAAATACTTAAAAGCATACGGTGGTAAAGGTGAATATGAAAATTATAAAATTGGTAGAGTATTAAGAAATATTACTTTTAGTGGTAAAGGTTTTGTTGACAAGCCAGCAAATGATAATAGTATAATTTTTACTAAGAGTATGCTGGATAGTTTTGCCGCAGAAAAAAACACAGTTTCTGAAGAAAAAGGTGTAGTAGATAATAACCTCATTTCAACTAAGTCGGAGAAATTAATTATGAGCCAAGAAACATCAGTAGAATCACTTGAGAAGAAATTTGACTCTTTCGTTGAGAGTCAAGCTAAGGCAAGTGAACTTCAAAAACAGGTAGAAGCTCTTAAAGCTGAAGCTGAAAAGAAGGACGAAGAAGAGAAGGCCCGCGTTATGGAGCAGGCTAAGAAAGAAGAAGAAGAAGAAAAGGCCAAGAAAGAAGCTGAGGCTACTGAAGAAGAAGAAGCCAAAATGGTCGAAGCTATGAAAGAAGAACTAGCAAGAGTTAAAGAAGAACTTGCAGCTATGAAAGAAGAGAAGCTTAAGGCTGAAGAAGCTGCTGCTCTTGAAGCTCGCATGTCAGAACTCGCTGATGCTGGTGTGGCCGAAGAAGATACAGAAGCTTTATTAGCTCTTTCTGATGAGCAGTTCGCTTCAGTTGTTGCTTTAATGAAAAAGTATGCTAAACCTGAAGAGGAAGAAGCAAAGAAGCACGACGAAGAAGAAGAAGCAGAAGTCGAAGCTGAAAAGCACGACGAAGAAGAAGCTAAAAAGCATGATGATGAAGACAAAGCTGAAGAGTCCGTTGCAGATGCAGAAATTTTGGAGCAGGTCGAAGTCGATGACGATGTAAACCTTGCTGTTAGCGAAGATTCTGCAGAGGCAGAATTACAGAGTACACGAGCAGCTTTGATTGATTTTGTAAAGTCTAGACTTCAAGTTACTAATTAAGGAGAAAATAAACATGGCTCTTAAAGCAGATCGTATCGAAACACAAACAGATGTTTCATTCTTCATGGATAATGCAACTGCCTCAACCATTGAGCGTGGCGGTATCGCCTCGATTAGTGGTGGTGGAAGTGGCGTATCTATGGATGACGCAGCAGCTAAAGTTGTTTATGCAACGACAGCTAGTGGTTCTAAGCCAGTTGGCGTTTTGTTAAACGATGTTGTTAACCTTGATCTTACAAGGCAGCACATTAACTATCACAAGGACGAAGTTCAAGGTGGTAGCAAAGTGACTCTACTTCAAGTTGGTCAGATTACTACAGATAAAATTGCGACAGACGTCACACCAGCTGCTGGTGATGTAGCGTACCTCGGAGGCACTGGACTTTTCACCAGTACTCCTACGGACGATGCTGACACAGCGGATGAGAATAACATGTATCAGGTTGGCCGCTTCTTAAGTAAAGAGGACGCCAATGGTTTCTGCAAAATTGCTATCAACATCGCTTAATGAAAGGAAGATAATAAATGTCAGATACTAAAGTTTTCGAACCAACTCCAGAATTGACCGATCTTTTGGTCCGTTCAGGTTCATCAAGAAAAGAGGAGTCTTTAGCAGCTTCTGCAGAATTTGCCAAGGCATTAGAGCTTCCTCTTCGTCAAGGTGTTCTCAGTGGTAATATTCTTGATGGTATCTTCGAAGCAATTAAACTTGCTCCGGGTGCTACTCCAGAATTTCCACTTGATTTCCTTACCCCGGGTAATGAAAAGGATTTTGTGGCTTACACAATTCCTAATCATGGTTATGTGCCAGAACGACACGTCGAAGGCGATTACGTCATGGTTCCTACTTTTGATATCGGTGCTAGCATCGACTATCTCTTAAAGTATGCTCGTGACGCTCGTTGGGACGTTGTTGGTCGTGCCATGGAAGTATTAGAGCAATCGTTCGTCAAGAAGATGAATGATGACGGGTGGCATACAGTCATTTCTGCTGGTGTTGATCGTAACATCGTAGTATTTGATGGTGATGCAACTGCTGGTCAGTTTACCAAGCGTCTTGTTAGTCTTATGAAGACTGTTATGCGACGTAATGGTGGTGGAAACTCGACTAGCAACAATCGCGGTCAGTTGACAGATCTTTATGTTTCACCAGAAGCTATGGAAGATCTTCGCAACTGGGGTGTTGATCAGGTTGATGAGGTTACTCGTCGTGAAATTTACGTTGCTGATGACGGTGGGGCATCCGTCAATCGGGTCTTTGGCGTAAATCTCCATGATCTTGACGAGTTGGGTGTTGATCAAGAATACCAGTTATTCTTTACTGGCACCTTAGGCGGTAACATTGGAAGTGATCAAGAGCTTGTGGTGGGCCTTGACCTTCGTAAGCGTGATTCGTTTATCATGCCAATCCGCGAAGAAGTACAGATCTTCGAAGACGACACCCTCCATCGTCAGAAGAGAGCTGGTTTCTATGGTTACGCGGAGCAAGGTTTCGCGGTACTCGACAACCGTCGCGTACTACTCGGTACTCTATAATCAATAATTATAGATCATGGGTTATGAAAGGGCTGGGTTTTCCCGGCCCTTTTTTTATATATTAGGTGTATACTTTCTATGTAGGATTATAACCACAGAGGTAAATACTTATGGCAGCCAGTCAATACGATTTTAAAATCGAACAAGGATCTTCTTTTAAATTACAGTTAATTTATAAAGATTCTAATTCTAATCCTATTAATTTAAGTGGTTATTGCGCTAGATTAAGTTGGAATACGAATTTAAATCAAGCTCAGTCTTTTACTACAGAAAATAGTGATTATTCAACTTATAAATTTGAAATCAACACTCCTACTTCTGATGGTAAATTAACCTTCTTTTTACCTGCAAGCACAACAAATGGATTTAGTTTTTCTAGTGCTAAATACGATTTAGAGCTACAAACGCCAAGTGATTTGTATAGTGGTGGAGGTAAAGAGGTTTTAAGAATTTTATTTGGAAATATTAATTTAACTAAACGTTATAGTAAATCTACTACTTTATTGTCTTGTCCAACGGGATAGTATTATGGGTTTTGCAATCGAATTACCAGATCCAGATACTAACATTATTTCTGTATCAACAACTTTTGGCACATCACTTGAGAGTACCATAGAAACTACAGGTGTTAGAAATGTAGATATTATTGAAAATATTTTTGATAGTAATATAGACTCAACAACTAAAAATTTACAGATAGAAACAGATGTTATTAGAACAGCTACAAATATAATAGATTTAGAAGTATCACAAGATGTTAATGTAGATATTATTAATAATGTTGATTTTTTAGGTACAATAAACGTTTTAAGAATAGAAGGTTTACAAAACTATTTAGACTATGATTACTGCTACAGACTAGACTGTGGTGGTCCACAAATCACTGGAGTATGTGCATAATGGGTGCTAATTCAATTATTCAAGTAAGACGAGGAGTTCTCAGTGACTGGAGTGGTATAAATCCTACTCTAGCTGGTGGTGAAATTGGATATGAAACAGATACCAAAAGAGGTAAAATTGGTGATGGTAGCACAGCTTATCTTAGCCTACCATATGTTATAGGCACTGGTGCAGTATCTACTGGTGGGGGCGGTGCAGGCACTGTAACGGACGCTTTTAAATTTATTAATGTCACAGGTATAGGTGGTTTAACAGTAGAGGCTAGTGGCTCAGGAGATACTGTAAATCTTACTGGAATTGCTCCTTTAAGAATTGTAGCTACACCATCAACAAATACGATTTCTTTTGATGTTGCTACATTAAGCACTGGAAACGTAGTTGGTTTTGCAACTGGTGTTAGAAATGTCTTAACAACAGAGGTTTTGGGTGGAACTGGAATTAATTTAAATTATAACGCTATTGATGATGCTTTAACTATTAATACTAGCGGTGTTCCGTTATTTGAGAGTAATGGTGATTTGGTTTTAGGAAATAATTTAACAGTTCAAAACAACGCGACAATTCAAGGTAATTTGACAGTACAAGGTTCTAGTATTACAGCTAATAGTACTAATGTAAATATTGGTGATAATATTATTACTGTTAATGTTACTGAGGCTGTTGCTAGTGGAGGTATTCAAGTATTTAGATCCGGAACTAGTCCTTCTGGGTACGCCTCAATGCTTTGGAATGAAAATAGTGATAGATTTATATTTAGTAGTGGTTCTGGTGATCCGGGTAGTGCTACTCTTCAAGCAAGGACATTTGTTGGTAATCTTAGCGGTGTAGTTAGTGGAAGTTTGGTGGGTAGTGTAAGTGGTAATGCTAATAGTGCAACCCAACTATTTATAAGTGGTGTTACAACAGCATCTACACAAGCTCCAGTTTTATTAGTTAATAATACAGCTACTGGATTAAATAAAGATGTATTTCATGATGGCAGTGGATTATTATATAATACTACAACAAACGCTTTATCTGCAACTACTTTTATTGGTGCTTTATCAGGTGCTGCAGCTGATGCAACTCAGGTAGCTTTATCAACAGTTAGTGATGACGCTACTTATAATGTTGTATTAGCTAGTGGAACTGGTAGTCCTGCCTCTTTATTTACGGATACGACTACTCTTTCTTTTAATGCAAGTAGCGACATGTTGTTTGCTAGTGGTATTAGTGGTATTTTTATTACAGGATCTCCAACATTAAGTCTTGGAATACCTAATGCTTCATATATAATTTCACACTTTAATCTAAACAACTGTCGAGTGGATGGAGGTAGTCCATAAAAAGGAAATTTAATGTCTAGGAATAATCTTATACAATTTAGAAAGGGAACCTTTGCAGAGTTTACAGGAGTTAATCCTGTTCTTGCAAGTGGTGAACCCGGATATGCGATAGATACTAAAACTTTAAAAATAGGTGATGGTGTCACAGCATGGAATAGTTTGTCTACAATTTCTGGTATTGGTATACAAAATGTAGTTGAAGATTCAACACCTCAACTTGGAGGTAATTTAGACCTAAACAATAAAAGAATTAGCGGTGCTGGTAATATGAATTTTACTGGTAATGTTGATATTACCGGTAATCTTGATGTAGATGGTAATGGGACATTTAATAGAATTGGTATAGGAACAGATGGACCAACTGTTGGTTTACAAGTAGAATTAAATAATATTACTTTTAATGATGGTGGTGGAGATTTTGATTTTCGTGTAGAAGGAGACACAGATCAGAATTTATTCTTTACTGATGCTAGCACAGACCGCGTAGGTATTGGAACAAATAATCCTCAAAATAAATTAGACGTCAGTGGAGTTATTAGAGCTAGTGGATACTCGGTGCCTGCTCAATCTGGTTTCTTAAAAGCTAATGGAACAGTTGATAATAATATATACGCTACGACAGGTTTGCTAAATACTGTTTCTGGAATTTTACAGACAAGCATAGATACTACTTCTGGAGTATTACAAACAAATATAAATAGTGTTACTTTTGTTACAGGAGTAACGTACACCTCTTCAACACACGCCTTAGTGTTGGCAAGGAATAGCGGAGTTAGCGTTACCGGTATACTTAGCGATGTTATTCATAGCGGAGACAATGTAAGTTTTTTAACAAACGATGCTTCGTATGCCACAACAGGACAGCTAAATACCGTGTCCGGCGATTTGCAGACTAACATTAATACTGTTTCTGGAGCTCTGCAAAGTAGTATTACTGCTACGTCTGGAGTGCTACAAACCAATATAAATAGCGTTACTTTTGTCAGCGGTGTCACATACAATTCTTCTACGCATGCTTTAGTGTTAGCAAGGAATAGCGGAGTTAGCGTTACCGGTATACTTAGCGATGTTATTCATAGCGGAGACAATGTAAGTTTTTTAAC